TGGTCGTCTTCTTGGGTGGCTTTATATCGGGGATTCAAACCTGTCGCTTAACGAACAAATGATTACTGAAGGATATGCATGGGCATATGATGGTGGTACGAAACAAAAAAACTTTGAAGATCTAAGAGAAATAAGAAGATCAAAAGGAACTTTACTTGAAGGATAATGGCACAGCAAGAAGTATACTTAGGTAATCCTAATCTTAAAAAAGCAAATGTTACTCAAAACTTTACTAAGAAACAAGTTGCTGAGTATTTAAAATGTGCAGAGGATCCTATCTACTTTATCAGAACATATATTAAAATCGTTTCACTAGACGAGGGTGTCATACCATTTAAGATGTATGATTTCCAAGAGGGTATGGTAGATAAGTTTCATAAACATAGATTTAATATTGCTAAGTTACCTCGTCAGTCTGGTAAATCAACAATCGTTACAGCATATCTATTATGGTATGTGTTATTCAATGACAATGTAAATGTCGCAATCCTCGCAAACAAAGCACCAACTGCAAGAGAAATGTTGGGAAGGTTACAACTTTCTTATGAAAATCTCCCAAGATGGTTGCAACAGGGTATTCTCGGATGGAACAAAGGGTCACTCGAATTGGAAAACGGAAGTAAAATCCTCGCTTCTTCTACTTCTGCTAGTGCTGTACGCGGTATGTCCTTTAACATTATATTTTTGGACGAGTTCGCGTTCGTTCCGAATCATATTGCTGAACAGTTCTTTGCTAGTGTGTATCCTACTATATCTTCTGGTAAAAAAACAAAAGTTATTATTATTTCTACACCTCATGGGATGAACCAATACTATAAGTTATGGCATGATGCTGAACGTGGTGTTAATAACTATATTACTACTGAGGTTCATTGGTCTCAAGTACCTGGCAGAGATGCTAAATGGAAACAACAAACTATTGAAAATACATCTGAAGCACAGTTCAGAGTTGAGTTTGACTGTGAGTTTTTAGGATCTGTTGATACTCTTATATCTCCTACTAAATTAGGTGTTATGCCATACAATGATCCTATTAAACAAAACAGAGGTCTAGCAATATATGAAGAAAGAAAAGAAGATCATAATTATATTGTAACTGTTGATGTGTCTCGTGGTATTGGTGGTGACTACTCAGCATTTTGTGTCATAGATACCACAACTATACCTTACAAATTAGTTGCTAGATATAAAAACAATGAAATAAAACCAATAGTCTTACCTAATATTATTGTTGATGTATGCAAACATTATAATAATGCATACGTTTTATGTGAGGTAAATGATATAGGTGGACAGGTAGCAGATATCATTCAATATGATTTGGAATATGAGAATCTATTAATGGCTGCTATGCGTGGTAGAGCAGGTCAACAACTAGGACAAGGTTTCTCTGGCAAGAAAACACAACTTGGTGTGAAAATGAGTACTGCAGTTAAACAAGTTGGTTGTTCTAATCTTAAAGCATTAATAGAAGATGATAAATTATTAGTTACAGATTATGATACTATATCTGAACTGACTACATTTATTCAGAAAGGTAATTCATTCCAAGCAGAAGATGGGTGTCATGATGATCTTGCTATGTGTCTTGTTATTTTTGCATGGATGGCAATGCAAGAATACTTTAAAGAGATGCATGATAATGATGTAAGAGCAAGAATATATGCGGATCAAAGAGATGCTATAGAACAAGACATGGCTCCATTTGGATTTATTAATGACGGATTAGAAGATGATGTTATTGTAGATGCACAGGGAGAAAGATGGGAACTCGCGGAATATGGTGATGTTCAACATATGCTTGACTTTAGGTGACGTTTCAAAAATATAAATAATCTTAGACAACCGCTAAGGCATTCTAGGAGTATATAAAAATGGCAGCGAATCAATCATCGCCAGGTGTAGTAGTACAAGAGAGAGATCTGACAACTGTCTCTACAGTATCAACTGCTAATATTGGTGTAATGGCAGCTCCCTTTGAGTTGGGACCTGTGGAAGAAATCGTCGAGGTTTCAAGTGAGAGACAATTAGCAGAATTATTTGGTGAACCAAATGACTACAACTACGAGTATTGGTTTACTGCTGCACAGTATCTTGCATACGGAGGCACGATTAAGACAATCCGTGTCGCATCAACAAGTTTAAAAAATGCTGTTGATACAGGAACTGCACCTTTAATTAAAAACTTACAACACTACGAAACAAATTATGAAACTGCAAACAACAGTTTCACTTGGGTTGCAAGAACTGCAGGTGCTAAAGGTAATTCAATCGGTGTATTTGTAACAGACGCAGGTGCTGATCAAATCGCTGTTATTCCTGCTCCTGGTTCTGGTAACGACCCTGAGTTTGTTCAAGACGCTGCCATATCTGCCACATCTGGTGCGTCAGGTAAAGTATTCAAGTATTCCATAGTCTTAACAGTCGAATCAGTTGTTGGTAATTTCACAGTTGGTGGAACAACAACAATTAGCATTTCTGGTTCTAACGAAACAGTTAATGTATTAGCATGGGATCCAACAAATCTTAAACTAGAAATTGGATTGCCTGGTGGCGGTGTTACAGGTATTATTGCTGCAGGTCAGACAATTACTCAAGGAACAAATACTTGTGATATTGCAACAAACGGAATTGAAAGACGTTTGTATATTGCAAGTGATAAAGGAACTGTTTCTTTTGCTGCTGCTGATAGTATTGAAGATACAAACTCTACAGCATTCTCTATTACATCTGTAAGAAATGAGTATGCAGAGCGTGAGTATCTACCAGGCGTTAAATGGATCAATGTTGCTCCACGTCCTGAGACTTCACAATTTGCAACGAACAATGGTGGATTCAGAGATGAATTACACGTTCTCGTAGTTGATATTGATGGTAAGATCACAGGTACTGTTGGTGCATTACTTGAGAGATTTACTGGTCTATCAAAAGCATTAGACGCTAAGACTTCTGTAGGAGAAACAAACTACTATCCAGAAGTTATTAAACAGCAATCACAATACATCTATTGGGGTGAGCACGAATCTACTGTATTCTCTGCTACTGGAACTCCTTCAGATGGTGTTTGGGGACAGAGTGCTCAAACACGTCAGTTCAACCTATTGCGTTCATCCGCAGGTTCAACTGATTACCCTGCAGGTAGAACTACCGTGGGTTCTAAAAACAATTCCACTTACTATTACAGATTTACTGATGGTGCCGATTACGGTCTATCTGGTGGATCATATCAAGTATCTAACACAGATGTTGCTACAGCATATCAGTTAGTCGAGGATCCTGAGTCACAAACCATTGACTTTATTCTCGCTGGTCCTTCTGGTCCTGATGACTCAAGTGCTATCGCTAAGATTACTTCACTAACAAATATTGTTGAAGAACGTAGAGACTGTATGTTATTTGTATCACCAAGACGTGCAAACGTTGTGGGTGTAAGTAGTGGAACGACTGTTACCACAAATATAATCAACTTCTTTAAGCAACTACCAAGTAGTTCTTATATGGTATTTGATTCTGGATACAAATATATTTACGACAAGTATAATGACGTTTATAGATATATCCCTTGTAACGGTGACATAGCAGGTCTATGTTTACAGACAACTGAGACATCAGAAGCATGGTTCTCACCTGCAGGATTCCAACGTGGTGTTTTAAGAAATGCTATTAAACTAGCATATACACCAACTAAAACTCAACGTGATAACTTATACGCTAACAGAGTTAACCCAGTAGTATCATTCCCAGGACAGGGTGTAGTACTATTCGGTGATAAGACTGCTCTTGGATTTGCCAGTGCATTTGATAGAATTAACATTCGTCGTTTGTTCTTGGTTGTTGAGAGAGTTATCTCTGGTGCTGCTAAGGCACAACTCTTTGAACAGAATGATGAGTCACAAAGATCACTCTTTGTTAACATCATCGAACCATATCTAAGAGATGTTCAAGGACGTAGAGGAGTTACAGACTTTATTGTTAAATGTGATTCTTCTAATAATACTCCAGAGGCAGTTGACCGTGGTGAGTTTTATGCGGAGATATACTTGAAACCAACCCGCACAATCAATTACATCACTCTAACATTCGTTGCAACACGGACTGGTGTTAGTTTCGGTGAGGTCGCAAGTTAGACCTACGATTATAACTAAGACCCCTTCGGGGGTCTTTTTTTATGCTCGAAATTTTCCATTTGTCTAAATATTACTGACGGAAATTTCTTTATATCACCAATGGCAGAAAGAGGAACTATTGACGATTTTAAAGCGAAGGTCACCTCAGACTTCGCTCGTCCTAATTTATTCCAAGTTGATCTAGCCTTTCCTAATGATATACTTCAAGGAGCTGACCTCATAGATCTTGGTAAGTTTACTGTGAGAGCAGCAAATCTCCCTTCATCTCAGGTTGGTGTGATTGAAGTTCCATTTAGAGGACGAGTGCTTAAGATTGCAGGAGACAGAACATTTGAACCTTGGACTATTACTGTTATGAACGACAGTGGATTCAAGGTTAGAACCGCATTTGAATTGTGGGCAAGTAGCATTCAAGCTTACAATGAGAACTTTACTTCAGCAGCAGGTCTTGGTGACAAGTCTGATAGTACTGGTTACTTCGCTGATATGAAAGTTCATCAGTTAGCAAGAGATCTAAAAGCAGGGGATCAACCTAAGATTCTTAAATCTTATAAGTTCTATAACGTATTCCCAAGTAATATAGCAGCGATAGATCTTGACTTCGGTAACAATGACGCAGTTGAAGAGTTCACTGTTGAGTTACAAGTCCAATACTGGATGCCAGAAGTCGCCAACGACTAACCCCCTAAATATAAGAGGAACAATCATTAGATTATAATGGCACAACAGCTCTTCGGTTTTTCACTAGAGAGGGCAAAGAAGGTTCCAAAGGGACCTTCTTTCGTTCAGAAGGATAGTTTAGATGGATCACAACCTGTAGTGGGTGGTGGTTACTATGGCTATTCTGTTGACTTTGATGGACAAATCCGTAATGAATACGAACTCATCACTCGTTACAGAGAGATGGTTCTACAACCAGAATGTGATAGTGCAGTTGACGATGTAGTTAACGAAACTATCTGTGGTAACTTTGACGATGTACCTGTAGAATTAGAACTATCTAATCTTAAGGTATCAGAAAAAATTAAAAAACTAATGAGAGAAGAGTTCCAAGAAATTCTTCGCTTACTAGATTTTGATAATAGATCCTATGAGATCTTTCGTAGATGGTATGTAGATGGAAGATTGTTCTATCATAAGGTTATAGATCCGAAAAAACCACGTAACGGTTTAGTTGAATTAAGATACATCGACCCTAGAAAAATTCGTAAGGTTACTGAATACGAGCAAAAGAAACCTGGCGAATTGAGAAATGCAGACCTTAATACTCAGTTGACTCAAAAGAGTGCTGAGTATTTTCTGTACAATCCAAAGGGACTTAGAAATTCTACTAATCAAGGATTAAAAATTGCACCAGATTCAATTACATATTGTCACTCTGGTATTCAAGACCTTAATAAAAACATGGTCTTGTCACACTTACACAAAGCAATCAAGGCAGTAAACCAACTGCGAATGATTGAAGACTCTCTGGTTATCTACCGTTTGAGTAGAGCACCAGAACGTCGTATCTTCTACATTGACGTTGGTAACTTACCTAAGAACAAAGCGGAGCAATACCTTCGTGAAGTTATGGGTAGGTATCGTAACAAGTTAGTGTATGATGCTAACACAGGAGAGATAAAAGATGACAAGAAATTCATGTCAATGCTCGAAGACTTCTGGTTACCCAGAAGAGAGGGAGGACGAGGTACTGAAATCTCTACGCTCCCAGGTGGACAAAATCTTGGAGAACTTGAGGATGTCAAGTACTTCCAAAAGAAACTTTACAAATCGCTCAACGTTCCGAACTCAAGATTAGAAACTGAGACTACATTTAACATAGGACGTGCTGCTGAAATCACACGTGACGAAGTTAAATTCCAAAAGTTTGTCGCACGTTTACGTAAACGTTTCGGTGAACTATTCACAGATCTTCTTAAAACACAACTCATTCTTAAGGGTATATGCTCTATTGAAGAATGGGAAGAGATGAAAGAGCACATTCAGTTTGACTACATTGCTGACAATTACTTTACAGAACTCAAAGAGATTGAAATCCGCAATGAAAGAATGAATGAAGTCAATCAAATGGATCCTTACGTTGGTAAGTATTTCTCGATTGAACATATTCGTCGTCAAATATTAAAACAAACTGATGTTGAGATAAAAGAGATAGACAAACAGATTGAATCTGAAACTGAAGCAGGTTTAATTATGTCTCCAGAAGATCAAATGGCAGCAGAGATGGGTATGATGCCAGGCGAAGAAGGACAAGCACCTCCAGAAGAAGGAGCACCCCAAGACCCAAAGTCCGTAATTGATCCGCAAGATCTAAAGCGGGGAGAGTTCTAAATACTAAATATATAATGTAGGTAACTATTATTATGCCAAGCGAAATAGCACAAGGAATCGTCGATCATATATTTGGCGATGAAAAAGCAAAAGCGGTAGATGCATTTAACGATGCAATGGCTGCTACAGCTTATGATGCAATACAAGCTCAAAAGAAAGAGTTTGCACAAAAAATGGGTTTTGAACTAGATCAGACTGCACAATCTGCAGCTGATGAACTAGAAGACAAACTAGTAGATGACGGATCTGGTGAAACTAAAGTTGAACCTGTCTTACCTGACAGACTACCACATGAACCACCTGTCGATGCTACACCTGCATCTGTAGAAGAACCACTAGAGGAACCAGAAAATGAGACTGATAGCTGAAGAAATCACTCAAGTCGATTTTATAACTGAAGAAAAGAACGGAAGGAAGTCACACTTCATAGAAGGTATTTTCTTACAATCAGAAATCACTAATAAGAATGGAAGGATGTATCCTTTCAAAACACTTCAGAGGGAAGTCGCTAAGTACGAACAAGCACAGATCAATAAAGGTCGTGCACTCGGAGAACTTGGACATCCAGATGGTCCTTCAATTAACCTAGATAGGGTATCCCATAAAATAGAATCCTTGAGAGAAGATGGAAATAATTTCATCGGTAGAGCAAAGATACTAGACACACCTATGGGTAACATTGCATCATCACTACTAAGTGAAGGTGTAAAGTTAGGAGTTTCTTCAAGAGGAATGGGTTCTCTGAAGAAAGAATCTAATTGCAGCATAGTTCAAGATGACTTTATGCTTGCAACTGCTGCTGATATAGTAGCAGATCCTTCAGCACCAGACGCATTTGTGAATGGTATCATGGAAGGAAAAGAATGGGTATGG